TCAGCCAGCAGAAATGTTGGTTCAGCAACTGTTCCGAACATGGAGGCTTTCCAAGACCGCTTCCGTACTGCAAAATTCCCAACCGTTATTTCTCAAGAGTACGGTGGGCAGAACAAGAACTTGTTCACAGTACACTGTCTAGACGACGGAGCAATAGGTAGCCACAGAGTTAAGATCTCTATCGAAAATATCATCAAGTCGACAAACGTCAATAACAAGTATGGGACGTTTGATCTCTTAGTAAGAGACTATAACGATACTGATAACGAGCCGTTGGTATTAGAAAGATTTGTTAAGCTTAGCCTTGACCCGAATAACCCTCGCTATATCACAAGGGTTGTTGGTGATTACCACATCTTCTATGACTTTGATAAAAGGTTGGGTGGACAAAAGCTTGTTGTTGAAGGAAGTTATCCAAACGCATCGAACTATATCCGCATTTCGCCTTCCGTTGAGCTTGAAAGAGGGAATATTCCTGACACCGCTCTTCCTGTCGGTTTCAGAGGCGTTCCTCACTTGGTGACCTCTGGCTCCAGCATCTTTGGTGGAGTAGAGGGTTCAACAGCTGCTGACAGCAGGATCCTCGGAGACAACTCAGTTCCAGCACAAATGGTACAGCTTCCCGTTCCAATGCGTCGTACGATAGCGCAGGGTCAAGCGCCAAGAAAGAGAATCAATACTTCGCTTTATTGGGGTATACAGTTCGAGAAGCAGATAACTGTAGCTGAGCCAAACTCATCTACGGTGGTCGACTCTGGACTTAAGTCTTTTGGTACTTACTTCCCATCCTACGATCAATCGAATCGACCACTGATGATATCTGATCAAGTCGGCGTCGCAGACGCAAATGGAACGATCTTGGATGAAGACCGCTTCAACAACAACAAATTCTCTCTTGAGAAGATCCAGGTTGTTACCACTGCTGCTGATAAAGCTGATCCCCAGCAATGGGCAGCGGCTGTCTACAGAAGAAATGGTGAGAAAGCAGCATCCATGGTGGATATTGACGGCGACAGTGCCTCAACATTCCGACTTTTAAATGTCGAAAAAGACTTCGGTCTTTCCACAGCTCGTCCATTCTTAAAGTTTACGATGGTCGCCCAAGGTGGGTTCGACGGACTAGATATTTTCAACAAGGACAGAGTGGATATGACTTCTGCTGCTGTTCGTAGAGAAATGACGTATACAAACCAAGGCCAGACCAGCGGCCCAACAGTTGCTGCTTACAGAAAGGCCCTGGATGTGATGTCAGAGCGTTCCGATGTCGACATACAGTTACTTGCAATTCCAGGGATCAGACACTCTGGAGTGACAGACTACGCCATTCAAACAGTTGAAGATCGTTTCGATGCCGTGTACATCATGGACATTGAGAATGAGGACACACTTGGAAATGTTGTAACTGGTTCAGCTTCGGATGTAAGCGTTACGAACACGGCTTCAACATTCAATTCCAGAAACCTGGACTCAAGTTTTGCTGCTGCATACTTCCCTGATGTTGTGATGGTCGATCCGTCATCGGGTGCAGCGTCTTCGACACCTCCGAGTGTTGCTGTTCTCGGTGCGTTTGGATTGAACGACTCCGTTGCATTCCCGTGGTACGCACCAGCTGGGTTCTCCCGTGGCGCTCTTAAGAATGTAACAGAAACAGCTGTTAAGCTTAATAGAGATAATTTAGATACTCTGTATGAAGCTGACATCAACCCGATTACTTCATTCCCACAATCGCAGGGTGAAGTTGTGGTCTTCGGACAGAAAACTCTACTCGCCGCTCAGAGTGCTCTTGATAGAGTTAACGTACGACGACTTCTTATCGATATTCGACGACAAGTAAGAAGAATTGGAGACACTTTCTTGTTCGAACCTAACAGAGAGTCAACGCTGGCAAGATTTTCAGCTGCGGTCACCCCGGTTCTTACAAGAATACAACAGCAACAGGGTCTTGAAAGATTCAAGGTTCAGATTGATACAACCACCACCACACAAGCTGATATTGAGAATAACACAGTAAGAGGTAAGATTTTCCTTCAGCCGGTTCGCTCGATTGAATTTATCTCACTCGACTTTGTGGTAACAAACGCTGGATTAGACATATAGTCCGCGAGCTATATAGTTAAGATTAACAAGGAGTAACAAAGATGCCAGAGACACTATCAGTTACCGATATGCTGCCGAATAAATTTGAGCCGAAAAGAAAGTTTCGGTGGGTGTTTGCTATCGAAGGAATTGACGCTTTCTTAATTAAGACGGCTGCTCGTCCAACGATGAACACTGCTGAGATAGAAATTCCGTTCATGAATGGACAGCGGTATATTGCAGGTAAGACGAAGTTTGACGCAATTTCAGTTACCTTACACGATCCGATCGCTCCTTCGGGTGCTCAGCAGGTCATGGAATGGGTACGTACTCATTATGAATCTGTCTCTGGTCGTGGTGGCTATGCTGATTTTTATAAGAGAGATTGCCAGCTTAAATTGCTTGATCCCGTAGGGACAGTTGTTGAGCTTTGGGATATGAAGGGCTGCTTCCTCACCTCTGCCGGATTCGGTGATTTAGATTATGGTGCTGAAGACCCTGCAGAGATCGCATTGACAATTCGATTCGATAACTGCGTACTCCAGTACTAATATACACCTTCAAGACAGCTTACGAGCGTTTTTGGCAGTGAAAAGTCCTCCTTTACGGAGGACTTTTTTGCTTTAAACTACTATATGTGTTTACACACAGTTACGTATTCTTTAAGATAGAATACAAAGTGTTATTAGCAAATGGAGCGTTTGAATGTCATCTGATAACCCGACCAACGAGAGAAGTGATATATTTGGTTCTATGAAGGACCACATGCCCACCCATAACGTCATGAAAGATGACTTTGGGTTTGAGGTACCTGTAGAGACCGTCCCCCTCCCATCTGGAGGAAAGTGCTACGATGAAGATCATCCCTTACACGGGAAAGATACGGTAGAAATTAGAGCAATGACTGCAAGGGAAGAAGATATTCTAACCTCTAAGGCTTTGATTAAAAAAGGCACAGTTATTAGTCATTTGATTAAGTCTTGTTTAATCGACAAGAGAGTTGATCCAGACTCCCTACTTGCCGGCGACAGAAACGCCCTCATGGTCGCGCTTCGTGTCACAGGTTATGGAGCTGAATATAGGGTAGAAGTCGACTGCCCTGCATGTGGCGAAAGGTCTAAGCATGCTTTTGATCTCGGCTCTTTGCCTGTTAAAAGGCTTGAAATTGAGCCGGTAGCTGTTGGCAGCAACGTTTTCGAGGCCCAGCTGCCAGTTACTAAAGCTAAGGTTAGGTTTAAGTTGCTTACAGGCGCTGACGAACAGGAAATTATGACTGCTGGTGAGAGAAGAAAGAAGCAAGGGCAAAGAGCAGAAAATCTTGTGACCCAACGCCTGAAGTATTCTATAGTTTCTGCCAATGGTATAACAGACAAGACTAAGCTGGAGATGATGGTAAAGAATCTTCCTGCTAGAGACTCTCTCTATATCAGAAAACATATTGATAAAAGCGAACCCGGTATTGACATGAAGTCTTGGATGGATTGTCCTTCATGTTTGGAACATTCGGAGGTGAGGCTACCTTTAGGGGCCGCGTTTTTTTGGCCTGACGAATAGTAGCAAAGAGTTCTATCTTGAGCAGATCTTTGTTCTCATGTACTACATGGGGTTCTCTTACATAGAAGCCTACAACATTCCTATTTGGATCCGTCAATGGATGATAAAAAGGTTGAATCAGGAGCTTAAGAGAGCAAAAGACGCTGGATCAAGGGCTGCTCACCAAAATGATCCGGAGACTCGTGCATTGATGGGAAGACATCGTTCACAACCACCAGCAAAATTGCGTAGATTCACATAGTTATAGATTGAGGTGGTACTTATGCAACAAGCAAATAAAGAATTCCTGAGAGATTGTGCCCTCTATGTTCGTGGTGATATCTCTGAAATAAAGATAAAAGGTAAGCCTGCAGTGGTGAACTTATTCGCCTCAGTTCTTTCTGAGTCAAGAAGGTTTTTCATCGCGCTGCAAGAGGATGATCTAAAGGGTGTAGTTCCCCTTCTAGAGAGAAAGAGGGCAGCGTCTAAGCTCTTACGAGAAAAGACTGGTTATATTTGGCCTCTGTAAGGAAATAGGTGGCGCAGATTCTCGTTTGCCATATTTAATCTAAAGTAACGCGTTACGGGAAACGAGCTACATGGCTGATTCAAAAGAATTACAAACCCAACTACAGATTAACCAGCAGATCAATAAAGTGCTGGCAGATCGCTCTAAGCAGTTGGATGCAATGGCCAAACAGATAGGCGGCCAAGCACAGTTAGCTAAAGAGCTCTGTAAAGCCATGGAGTGTCAAGAGCTAGACGGTCTTGAGGATCGTATAGACACGATCACACAGTCTCTTAATGAAGCTTCAGCTGCTGCTTCTGCTGCCGGTAGCTCTCTAGCCAGTATGGGCGATGATGCTGATAAAGCAACTAGCGGTACCAGAGATACTCTCGGAGATATTCTAGCCAACATTACTCCAATGAAAGCCGCCGCCGTCGGTGCTGGTACTGGGTTTGCGAAGTCATTTAGTAAATTGCCTGGCTTGCTCAGTATGGTTGGTGGCGGCCTAAAGTCTGTAGTTGGTAATCTATTTTCTGTTGGTAAGTCAATTGTCAGTATACCGTTCAAGATTTTAGGTGGCTTTATTGACGCTGCTGCCAGCACCACTGGTGGTACTAACCAGCTTAAAGTAGCGATGAATGAGCTCAAGGAGGAGATGGGCGACCTTGCCACCGGCGAAGGTAAGGCCGTTATGGACGGCTTTGACTCTCTCCGCAGTTCATCTAGCGCTCTTGCTAAATCTGGTCTAAGTGTATCTAAAGTATTCGGCACCGGTAGCGAGGGCGCTGCCGCAATGCTTCAGGCTGTTGGAGATATTGCAAAAGCTGCCGGGCCAAGCTTCTCAATGCTCAGTGACCAGATTGCTGGTGCCGCAGACAAGATGGTCATGATGAATAAGGGTCTCGGCATGTCTAACGAGGCCTTAGCTGAGATGGCAAGAAAGGCTCATAATACTGGAAAGGACGTCGGCTCAGAGCTGGTTGAGATGGGCTCGATGGCAATCCAGATGGGGGAGAAGTTCGGCGTTTCTGCCAAGACAATTGGTAAGAATATGTCTACACTGACCGAAGATGTTGCAAACTTCGGTAACATGAGTAAGAAAGAGCTTGCGGCAACTGCAACGTACATGGCTAAACTCGGCCTAGAAGCAAAAGACCTCCAGGGGGTTATTGGTAAGTTCGATGATTTTGAGTCAGCGGCAGACGGTGTTTCACAGCTAAATCAAGCATTCGGTATCCAGCTCGATACCATGGAAATGATGAACGCCGAGAATCCCGCAGAGCGAATTGACATGATGCGTGATGCGTTCCACGCAGCTGGTAAATCAGTAGAAGACATGACCCGCCAAGAAAAAGCCTTGATGGCTGAACAGATGGGACTGTCTGTTTCTGCGATGGAAAATGCGTTAGCTCAGGAAAACATGGGTGTTGCCTACGAAGACATGGCAGAAGGAGCTGAAGAAGCTGAAGCAAATAAGATGTCTGAAGTCGAGGTTATGCAGGAACTGGCTAAGTCAGTTAAGCAATTGACTAAGAGTGGGCAGGGTGTAACAGGCTTCTTCGACGCGTTTTCAAAAGGTTTCGAGCGTGGTTTCGCAAAAAATGAAGCTTATAAAAAGTCTTTACAGGCGATCAAAGAATCCTTTGTGAAGGTTGGCGAGTTTGGTGAAAAGCTCGGCGCTGGACTCGCTGAGCTATTTGAGCACTTTGGATTGTTTGATGCTATCTCAGCGATTTTTGATCCTGATGCCATTGGCGGGCTCTTAGACGACATTCTCGGCTATTTCGACATGTTTAAACAGTCCACAATGTCAGGGGGTGAATATAGCTTTGGCGATATGATCGAAGACATATTCGGTTCCGTTTCAGATTACTTTACAAGCGGAGAGGGAGCTGAAGGTGCCAGCCTGTTTGGTGACTTCTTCGCGAACATTATCACATTCATGGGCGATGCTATCGCTAGCCTGATCCCATTCCTGGCTGAGAAGGTCGCTGGCTTGATGACTTCGCTTGCGGACATGCTGACTGGAGAAGGGGAAAAAGCTGGTGGTGAGGGTGGCTCTGCTATTGGTAATGCTTTCTCTGAATCGTTCTCTAAGATTGGTGATGCTCTGGCTGAAGCTTGGCCTCCGTTATGGGAAGCTCTGAAAAAACTAACCTTCGCGTTATTGGAAAAGTTCGGGCCCTTCCTCTTTAAGGTTATGGCTGCCATGGTAGCTATTAAAATCGCAAAAGCCGTAGTTGCAGGACTTATCGAAGCAGCCGGTGCCGCGATCGTTACTAAGATTATTGGTATGTTCACCAAGAAAGTGGGTGGTGATGTCGGTAAGGGCTTAGACAAAAACGCCGGCGAAGCGATGAAAAAAGAGAGTGGTGGTTTCTTCGATGGTATGAAAAATATGATCGAAAAGATCGGAGAGATATCTCCCACCATGGTTGCAAAAGCAGGGTTTAATCTTTTAATACTCGCCGCATTCGCCGCTGTTTCTTTAGCTGCTTTCGCTGCTGGTATTCTGGTCGCTTACAAGATCCTCGAATCGGTGCCGTTTTCAGGGCTTGTAAAGGTATTTGCTGCGCTTGCTCTTTCCATGCTAGCTATGGTGCCATTCGTCATGGCCGCGCTGATGATGGAGCCAGCAACGATAACGACCGCAGGCCTCATGATGCTGGTCGGCGCTGCGTTCTTCGCTGTTTCTGTGATAGCGTTCGCCGCAGCGATAAGGGTCGCGTATGAAATGCTGAAGCCTGTAAACTTCCTTGAGTTTGCCGCGATACTTGGCATGGTTGGGATGGCGCTACTAGCCACAATAGCCTTAGGAGCAGTAGGCTTAGCATTTGGGTCATTCTTACCCGTAGTGCCAGTAATGATACTTGGTATGGTAGTAGCTGCCGGGCTGTTTACAGCAGGTATCCTGATCTTTGCTAAAGCGATAGAGAAAGTGATGCCGACGTTCAAGAAGCTAGCTCAAAACGCGAAGCCTATAGAGTTCTCAATTAACGCGATCATAGATGTTGTTAAGACGATTGCCTTGATGTCTGTTCTTGGTGCTGCATTTGCTCCTCTATTCTTATTCTACAAGGTACTGGTGAAAGGCTTTAGCGTTGCTGCTAAGTTCTTCGTCAAAGCTTCAGCCTCGCTGGGCAAGATGATCAAGGCGATCGAGAAAATTCCGATCACTAATCCTGATGATGTTAAAAAGCGTATTGAGATTGTCATGCTTGTTGCGAAAGCGATGGAAAGTATGGCTGCCATAGGTCTTGACGCTGCAAAGCTGGGTGCTGTAACAGAGATGGCAGGTGGGACGACTA